ACTTTCTGCACCCGCCGCTTCAAATGCAGCGAACATGGCCTACCTGAATTCTCTGGGAAATTCGTTGAACACAAACACCATCCTTAAGGTACAGAAGATGGTCAATGAGCCTTTCTCGAGCAACGCTGTCAAAAAGAAGGCTCTTGAAGTTCTTAACCGTATTAAGAAGCCAAACGAGCGCGTGAACCTTCTCAAGACTCTGACAAATCTGAACACGAATGCCAAGGTGAATGCGGCCATCAAGGAGATTCGAGGCAAGAACCCGAACGCCAACTGGAAGAACACAAAGGCGAACGGTCTGACGAATGGTCAGAAGAAGGTTCTGAACGGTCTCAAGATGGGTAAGAACTACGTGGGTCTTGTTCGCCAAAAGACGCCAAACGTGAACGTAAATCTCGGAAACACTGGCCTTTTTAAACAGGGAAACTAAATAGGCCCGCCGCCACCCAACAACCCTCGGCGGGCCAAGGGCCAAGTCCTGAACAGGACTTGTACCAACAGTACCCACTCTTGACCCGTGTCAAGAACGTCCTCAATTCTGTTCAAAATACAGAAGAGTCTACGGGCAAGGCGCAGTACAAGATTCTCCAGACGCCTCAGAAACCTGGTGTACGTGGTCGGTTCGGGCCGTACATGAATAAATTCAATTGGTCAGCCCTGAAAAACGACTCGCGTTTAAGTGCTGCCCAGAAGAAGACGATAGATAAGATTCTTGTGTCTCTCCAGGTTCCAGCCAGGGACAAGTTCAGGAACCGACCAGCCTTGAATTTCAATATCAAAAATGCCAGGTTCCTCAAAGCGAATGGTTCCGTGAATATTGCCAAGGTGAATGGTGAAGTCCTGAAACGCTTACCCAAGAACAAACCCATGAAGGAAAATAACAACAACGTCTTCTATAACGCGCAGCAGCAATTTAATACCAAAAATGAAAACAAGAACCTCGCGGCCCAGATGCTTCGTCAGCACCGTCAGGCATCCGGAAACTACTAAATTTTCTCGGTACATAGTACCAAATGGACTTTAACTGGCAGAAGAAGATCGTTCCCTTTGCCGTTTTCTTCGTGGTGGCGAACCCAGCCACATTCAAGCTGACCCGGTCCGTGGCTGGCAGCTGGGTCGCGGCGGCTGACGGTCTGCCCACGACCGCGGGTCTGCTTCTGCACGCCCTGGTCTTTGTCATCCTGGCCCACTTCCTGTGGCGGATGATTTACGGAAAGAAAAAGTCAGGGTACAGCGGTATCATGTCCGTAGCCACGACGGGCTTCGACGGTGACGGTCAGTACACGGCCAGCAACGCCCGTGCCATCCAGGGTACGAGCATGCACCCAGCTTCTGTCGACGATGGTGCTGATTGCCAGTAAAATTCTCCGTATGTACTAAATGAGCCTCAACTATCTGATCCCCTTTGGCGCCTACGTGGTGATTGCCAACCCAGAGGCGTACAAGGCGGTCCGCGGTATCCTCGGAAGCTGGGTCGCGAACGCAGAGGGTCTGCCAACGAATGCAGGCCTTGTGCTTCACGCAATTGTTTTCATACTCGTCGTTGGGTTTTTGATGCGTCTTTTCGTTGTTCACAAGTCGAACTTTTACGGCCCAAAGATGGCCGGTGAGTATTGTGACAATGGCGACGAGTGCTATCACACGTGCTACGGGGGAAGGTGTAACTAGCCAAGGAACCCACAGGGTTCACTGTGACACCCTCGGCGCAATTCCTTCAACGTCCTGATTAATACAGGTTGGTTGACAGCACTGCGCCGGACAGGCGAACATGACATCATTGCTCAACACCGCGCATATTTGCGTCGGTTTGTCTTTCGGTGTCGTAGCCCCGGCGTTTGGAAAGCAAGTACACCCAACAGGGCACTGGGCACCAATCATGGTACTATCAGGAAGTGGAATCCCTGAGCTCGTCTCATCAGGAGAGCTTGAGGACCCCATATCCGGTGGATTGGTTAGTATCAGTATAACTGTTATGATGAAAACTATAAGAGTCGTTATGAAAAGAAAAATGGCGAACCCATTCATTTAATTTGTGTCAACATATTAAATGAGTGCTCTTCTTGCTATACTGGTCTTTGCCGCCGTGGCGAGCCCTGCGTCCTACAAGACGACCCGTCAGGTCGGAACCTGGATAGCCGGCCCAGACGGTGTGCCAACCATCCCAGGCCTTTTGCTTCACGGACTCGTCTTTGTGATTCTCATGGCCGTCTTGGGTGCTCTGTTCGGGAAGCGTTCAGGGTACCTCAGTGCCGGCGGTCTCACGTTCGAGACCCGGGATGATCAGGACGATCAGAATAACAAGCACTTCCAGCAGGATCGGTTTGTCTATTCCGTGACTGTCTGAAAAAAAGATTGAAGAAATACAAGGAATGAAGCTGAGCCGCGACTATGTCATCATAGCTCTTGTGCTTGTCGTTTTGTACCTGTTGTTTATGCGTCCACGTACTTCGTTCGCGAGTAAAAGCTGGCAATTCAACAGCACTCGCTGCATAACTGACAATGACTGTTACAGTGTCGGAGGCAAGTGCAGGAATAATGGAACCAAGGGGAAGTTCTGCGCGGTATATTCTTAGAACTCCTCGTCAAACCGAACCTCACCCTCGGGCATAAACTTTGAATAATCACCGACCCGTTTCTCGAAGAAATTGGTCTTCCCTTCCAACGAGATGTTTTCCATCCAGTCGAAAGGGTTCTTTGCGCCATAAATGGGTTTCTCTCCAAACTGGGTCATGAGCCGATCAGCTACAAACTGTATATATTGCGTCATCTCACCCGCGTCCATACCTATGAGTTTACACGGAAGTGCCTCTGTGATAAACTGGCTTTCCACTTCACACGCCCATTGAACAATCTTGTGAATGTCCTTTGATGGGCACTTTTCCTTCAGGTGCGAATACAAGGTCACGGCGAACTCCTGGTGCATACCCTCGTCCCGTGAGATGAGCTCGTTACTGAACGAGAGACCGGGCATGAGACCCCGCTTTTTCAGCCAAAATATAGCACAGAAAGACCCGCTGAAAAAGATGCCCTCGACGCACGCAAAGGCGACGAGACGTTGGGCGAACGGGGCGGAGGAACTGATCCACGCCTGGGCCCACTCCGCTTTGTGCTTCACGGCGGGAACAGTCTCAATCGCCTCGAACAGTTTCTGTTTCTCCTCGGGGTCCCGGACGAGCTTATCAATCATGAGTGAGTACGTCTCAGAGTGGATGCTCTCATTGAATGACTGGTAAGCATAGAAAGACCGAGCCTCGGGGATCTGTGTGTCCTTTGAAAAGTTAAGGTCGATATTTTCCATGACAATTCCGTCCGAGGCGGCAAAGAATGCCAAAACGTGCTTGATGAAGTGTTGCTCCGGGGCTGAAAGCCCCGCCCAGTCCTTGAGGTCCGCCGCCAAATCAATCTCTTCAACTGTCCAGAAACTCGCAATAGCCTTTTTGTACAGTGCCCACAAGTCCGGGTACCTGATAGGGAAAGTTGTGAAACGGGATGTGCTGGCTGTCAAGATCGGGTCTTCCATTGTTACTAACACGTCAGACTTTTTTAAGAGGAACTTAGAGATAATGTGTGCACGTACTATACATGGAGGTGGATCTGCGGCGTCTTGCCCTGCGAATCAAGATGCACAATGTCTCAGGGAACGTTGTGCATCATAACGCGCTCTTGAAGCGAATTTTAGACCAAAAAGGAGTCAAGTCCCGGATGGTCAAGGGGTACTGTGTCATCGCCGAGACGAAGGAGGCGTGTGAGCACTACTGGGTACGCACGGAGGAAGGGCTCGACCTGGACCTGAGCTTTGAAGTGGCCAAGCTCAGGAGCCCCGAACTCCAAGCTCTATATCCGGCTCTTCTGGAATCGATTGAGGGGACTCCGAACCTGATTCGTTCTGACGAAAAGGAGTTTGTAATACGTCACGAGAACGAGCGTCTCTTTGAACTTTTTCAACGAGACCCCAGAGCCTTTTGGCGCGAGGCTCCCCAAGACGTGAGAGATTTCCGTATGACGACTCCGTAGAGTCCTTCCGGGGCGAACCCGTCACAGTCGCTGCTGCCATACTCAAAAGACTAAACTTTTCTTTCTTTGGGATCTGTGTAAAAGCCAGGTGATTCTCAAGACTTTTTTCAACAGGGTTTCCTTGTTCGAGCGCCGTGTTAAACTCGGCGAAACAATCGGCCAGGAAAGCCTGTCCATCTGTCACCCTGTTCTCAGGGTCTATGCTGAGCTCCTTGGAAATTTTGAGGGCCAAACGTTTCATGAGAAGAGACGCCCGAACAGAGTTGGTCATCTTTTCGTTAATTTTGAGGTACAGTTGAATAGATCCAAGGACACCCGTTCCAGATGACAGAACGGCGTTCAGGATACTCACATACTTCTGAGCCAAAAAGTCATTAAGGGCTATAGCACACAGAGCGTTCAGGGCCGAGATGATCAAAATGGGTACGTTGAACTTTGAGGCCAATTTTTGGTAATAAATATGGTCTTTATTATGATGTTCCTGGTACAGGTTACACTGGTGCTCGAGCTTTGCCAGGAACTCTTGCTCGTCCGGGTGCCATCGAGCACCGTCTGTCTTTGTCATCTTAATTTAACGCACCTAAAAAAGTCACGGAGTGACTTTCGCCATGAGTTTCACTAAAAAAACTTCCCGTCATTATCAAACTCGACGAGCCCTTTGATCCGGTCAGGTAACCGACTTTTCACTGTCCTGTAGACCATGTTGAAAATGGGGTTCGAGTTGGTAATCTTAATCTTTTCGAGGAGACCCTTGTCTGGACGGATCTCACACACGAGTTTCATGAGGTGGACGGCAGTCTCTGAATTTAGTTTTGAAATTGGAACACCCTTGAGGTTCAGCTCAACAATCTCTTTGAGTCCATGTTTCTCGACATAGGCATCAAGCTGTGCTATGACGGGCTTGATTTTGAGTGTAAAATTGGCCGCCTCGATAGCATCTTTTGGCTGATTCTCAATGTATTTGCCCCCTAGGAACTCTATGTACAGATGTTTCCCCTGTGGGTAAAAGACGAGGAGGTCTGACATCTTGCGAATTTTACGCTTCCTTTTTTTAACTCAAATTGGTAATGAAGCTGGAACTTGCTGTCATAGCAGGCACATATGGAGCTTACATGGCTGACTTGCAGGTCCATCTGTTTGCAATTGTAGCCCCTATTTTGATCCTAAAATACGTGAAAGACCTGGACCTCAAGGCTCGTGTCTTCATAGTTGCCGTCTTGGCGTGGAACATCATTGACGTGCTAAATAATGCGATTGATACTGGGTTAAAAAATGATGCAGAGTACAAATGCATGTCTACTGTATCAACCTCGAAAGACGCACCGACAGAAGAGAGACCGTCTCAAGAGAGTTTGATCGGGAAGGACTTGATGTCGAATTCTTCCAAGCCACGGATGGACGAATAGATACCCCAAAAGGACTTTCTCTCTCGTCATCGGAATACGGTTGTGTCAAAAGTCACGTGCGCGTATGGAGAGACATTGTCGAACATGGGTACAAACACGCTCTTATCTTTGAAGATGACGTACGTCTCGTCGATAATTTCAAGTCAAAAATGACAGCTGTGCTCGATGAAGTAGAAGGCATTTCATGGGACGTGATTCACCTTGGGCCCATCCTTCCTATTAAAAAGTTGCAAGTTACTCCTTCACTATTCGAAGGACAAGCACTCGGGACTCATGCGTATATAATAAGTCTCGAGTGTGCAAAGAAAATTTCAGTGTTTGAACCTGAACTTATAAAGGTTAGTCCTGATTTCCAGTTGAATCGTTTCCCCTTGAAGTTTTTGTGCGTCAATGAGCCTATAGCCAACCAGGAAAACATCGATAGGCCCCCGGTTTTAGGAGTACTCGAATCGTGGAAGACTGGGGACATAGGCTTTGCTCGAACTATAGACTTTACTTACTTTTTTAGATATTGTTTTCAGAAGTTCAAGCATTTTATAATACTATTAGTCTTAGTACTAACTGTATGGCTATTGAGACGATAATTATGAAAAGTGCAAAGTTGTTTCGTATATAAGAGTAATAAGGTACCAAAAATTTCAATGATGGGTCCATCCATGAGCATTCATATTTGTGATTGAGAACAGTCCTTTTCGTTATTCGACCCCATGGTTCGACAATTTCAGGGTCTAATACGAAAACATCGTCAAGAAAGTGATTGAAAAACACGCTGAAGATTGTAGGGCCCGTCTGTATCTCTTCGTCCCAATTCATATCATCGGTATGGGAGTACTCATTTTCGATCAAAAATTCAATAAACTGTTTCATAAGGGGGTGTCCTGGTTCACATAGTATCGTCGCACAGTTCAACATGAC